TTGACAATATTCCTGGAAATAAATCCCTGAATATGAGAATGTTCCTTGGAACAGTTGATACAAGAGTAAGTCCAGTGATTGACGCACAAAGAGTTTCTGTTATTACAACATCAAATAGAGTTAATAGTGCAATTACTAACTATGCAACTGATTCAAGAGTAAATACTCTTAGAGAAGATCCTACAGCATGTCAATACATTTCTAAAGAAGTTGTATTGGAGAATCCTGCGTCTTCACTTAAGATTCTTGTTTCTGCTCATGTTAATGCACTATCCGATATTAGAGCATTATACGCTATCAGTGATAAGCAAGGATTTGATCCTATCTTCCAACTGTTCCCTGGTTATGATAATTTAAACACTAGAGGTCAAGTAATTGATTCTAGTTTGAGTGATGGTCAATCAGATACTAAAATGATCAAATCTAATAACTATAATTTTGATAGTTTAAATCTTGATTATAAAGAAATGACATTTACTATCGATCAATTACCTGCATTTAGATCGTATAGAATTAAACTTCTCCTTACATCTACAAGTCAGGTATATGTTCCTAGAGTTAAAGATCTTAGAGTTATTGCACTTGCATAATGGAAAAATACACAGTTGAGGGTCACTCCGATTTGGCGAGAGACCCTAATAATGGATCAATTATTAATGTAAATAAAACTGAATATAATCAATATCTTGCGAGACGTGAAGTGAAAAGCGAAAAGACTCAAAAAGTACAGAACATTGAAGATGAACTTGCTAACATGAAAGGTGACATTGACGAAATCAAATCATTACTAAAGGAGTTATTACATGGATCCAGATAGCATTGAACTAAGCAATCTGTCAAAACAATTTGCTTACACTAAATTAGCATCACAGATAGATAGTTGTGATGATCGTGAAGAACTTAGAAATATTGCAAAATCTTTTGCAAAATTATATTATAAACAACAAGAAACAATGTCGGTAATAGGTATCCCTAATGGCTAGTAATAACATTACTTTTGATCCAGATTCTGGAATTCCTTATGGTGCTAATTTGAGTATCTACACTGGCGGAGACTTTAAAGCAAAATTTAATGTATTAAATACAGCAAATTCCGCATTTAACTTAAGTGGATATTCTGGGTCTGCTCAAATAAGAAAGAGCACTTCTATAGGGTCTACGACTGTACCTGCTGCAACTCTTACAGTTGGAATCACTAGTGCCTTAGGTGGTGTTATGGAAGTTTCTATGGGGTCCACAGATACAAGGAACCTCGCTGAGGGAAGATATATGTATGATGTGCTCGTAAGTTCTGGAGCAACTTACTATAATATCGTAAATGGAAATGTATATGTTTATCAGGGTATTTCCTCTGCCCCATAAATAATTAAAAAGTAGTGAATAGATGGCACAACCTGCAAGTAGGACAGACCTCATAAACTATTGTAAAAGACAGTTGGGTGCTCCTGTCTTAGAAATTAACGTCGCTGATGAGCAAGTTGATGACTTAGTTGATGATGCACTACAGTATTTTCATGAACGACACTTTGATGGTGTGGAATCAACATATTTAAAATATAAAATTACTCAAGCAGATATAGATAGAGGGCGTGGTAGAGGTGGTGATAATCCAGTTGGTATTGTAACAACTAGTGCTGAAACAACTATAGCAGGAACTGCTACTACTTTTTCTTATGAGGAAAATAGTAATTATCTTCAAGTTCCTCCAGCAGTTATAGGTATAAACAAAATTTTTAAATTTGATGGATCTAACACTGTAACTAACAACATGTTCAGTGTAAAATATCAACTTTTTTTAAATGATATTTACACATTTAGTTCAATGGAGGTTTTGACTTATGGTATAACAAAAAGGTATCTAGAAGATATTGATTTTCTTTTGACTACAGAAAAGCAAATAAGATTTAATCAGAGACAAGATAGATTGTATCTTGATCTTGATTGGTCAAGTGTAACAGTTGATGATTATATAATAATTGATTGTTATCGTTTATTAGATCCTAATGATTATGGAAGAGTTTATAATGATTCATTTTTAAAACGATACTTGACTGCCCTGATAAAAAGGCAATGGGGTCAGAATTTAATTAAGTTCCAAGGTGTTAAACTACCAGGCGGAATTGAACTAAACGGGCGTCAAATTTATGATGATGCCGATAAAGATCTTGAAATAATTAGAGAGCAAATGTCAAATACTTATGAACTTCCTCCTTTTGACATGATAGGTTAATATCATGGTATTAAATCCTTTTTTCACCCAAGGCACATCATCTGAACAAAATCTTGTTCAAGACTTGATAAATGAGCAATTAAGAACTTATGGAGTAGAAATATTCTATATTCCTAGAAAGTTTATTACTGAAAAATCAGTTATTCGTGAAGTGGTCCAATCAAAATTTGATATGGCACTTCCACTTGAGGCATATATTGATAATTATGATCAATATTCTGGCGCAGGTAATCTTCTCTCTAAATTTGGAATTGAATCTAGAGATGAAGTAAGACTTGTGATATCAAGAGAAAGATATGAAAACTATATCTCACCTTTGATCGAAGATCAAGCAAATATTAAATTATCTACAAGACCAAAAAGTGGTGACTTAATTTGGTTCCCGCTTGATGATAGAATTTATGAAATTAAAGATATTGAGTACGCAAAACCATATTATCAGTTACAAGACCTTTATACATATGAGTTAACTTGCGAACTCTTCCGCTATGAGGATGAAGTTCTTGCTACTGGTATTGATGAAATCGATAACAATTTAGTTGGTGATGATCCAGATGGAACGACCGAAGATGGAATCAGCACTGTTCAGGGTGTAACACATACTCTAACATTAGTTGGTACAGGTGTAACCGCTACTGCTGTTACAGGTATTATTACATCTGGTGGTATAAGATTCATTAACGTTACCAACAGAGGTGGAGGATATGGAGAAATTCCAACTGTTGCTATATCTTCTGCTCCATCTACAGGCATAACTGGTATTGCTACTGCTACCATGATCGGTGGTATTAACGTATGCAATCTTAATGCTAATCCAAGATTACAGTCGGTGCAAACTGTTCCTATCACCAACCCAGGTGCAGGATATACAGTTGCTCCTAAGATTAAATTCTATGGTGGAAAGGGTGGCACAGGTGCCGCTGCAACCTCAGGAATTGCTGACGGCACAGTAGGAATTATAACTGTTAGCTCTGGAGGAAGCGGATACACTACTGCACCATCAATTTCACTTTCAAATGAAATATTCTTATCAGGTGTTTCAACATCTTCAGCACAGTTAATTCCAGTATTAAATGCTGCAGGAACAGTTACTGAGATAAGGATAACCAATGCAGGTTTAGGATACAGTGTAGCACCCACAATAACTGTTAGTTCTCCTGACATGGATTCAACAGGTGACTTTATATTTAATGAGATTGTAACAGGACAGACAAGTGGAACAACTGCAAGAGTAAGAACTTGGAATTCATCAACTAACGTGCTTGAGGTTGCAAGTGTAAGTGGCACATTCACGATAGGTGAAGATGTTGTGGGATCAACTTCAGGTGCTTCACATGCACTGAGAGTTATTGATACCACACCTGATAATGATCCATTCGCAGATAATTTTGAGATTGAAACTCAGGCAGATAGTATTTTAGACTTCTCTGAGCAAAATCCTTTTGGTATTCCCTAAATAAAGTTAGTCAGACTACTTAATGTCTTAAGGTCACAATATGTTTGGATATTTTTATAACGAAATTTTGAGGAGGACTATTATATCCTTTGGAACCCTCTTTAACAATATATCAATTCAACAGGAAAATTCTGTTGTAAATGTTCCTCTTTCATATGGACCTACTCAAAAGTTTCTGGCAAGAATCGAACAATCCCCAGACTTAAATAAACCAACTGCAATTACCTTGCCAAGGATGTCATTTGAGTTTACGGGTCTGACTTATGATGCATCTAGAAAAGTAACAACGACTCAACAATTTGTTGTAAAAGATCCAAGCGACAATACGGAAACAAAAAAGGCATTTATGCCTGTTCCTTACAATATGCAATTTGAGTTGTCTGTCATGACAAAATTAAATGATGATGCTCTTCAAATTGTTGAACAGATTTTACCTTATTTTCAACCAGCATATAACTTAACGGTTGAATTAGTATCAACCATTCAAGAAAAGAAAGATATTCCTGTGGTTCTTGAGAACATTACTATGGAAGATGATTACGAAGGTGATTTTACTAAAAGAAGAGTTTTACTTTACACTTTTAGATTTACAGCAAAAACATATCTGTTTGGTCCAGTATCTTCTGCAACGAAGGATATCATCAAAAAAGCAACAGTCAATTATCTTACGGGAACAGATACTTCAAATACAGAGAGAGCACTTTCATACTCTGTCGAACCAAGAGCAATCAAAAACTATACAGGTGATGCTGCCACTAACCTTTCTGATGATGTCACGAAGATTGCCAAAACAATTAATGTCGATAGTGCAAGTGGACTGAATACAAAGACTTATGTTGATTTGAATGGTGAAACAATTTATATTAAATCCATTGATGGAACTAAACTTTCCGTCTTAAGAGGTCAATATAATACTGCAGCAGTAACTCACCTTAAGGGGGATGGAGTATTTGTTATTGACTCCTCAGATAATGTATTGATTGAAGAAGGTGATGACTTTGGATTTAGTGGAACAATCTCATGAGTTTTAACGATTTAAACGACACTTTCAATGTTGATGGAGAGATAGTTCCATCTACTGATAGAAAACTTAAAAAAATTACATCTCAAGTTGATGATATCAAAAAAGATTATGACTATACTAGAGGTAACCTTTATTCTATAATTGAAAAAGGTCAAGAGGCAATAAACGGTATTCTTGAACTTGCTCAAGAATCAGATCAACCTCGTGCATATGAAGTTGCTGGACAGTTAATTAAAAGTGTATCAGATGCAACTGATAAACTAATGGATCTTCAAAAGAAACTTAAAGATGTTGAAGATGATAAACAAGTGCGTGGTCCATCTACGGTAAATAATGCATTGTTCGTTGGATCAACTGCAGATTTAGCAAAAATGCTGAAAGACGGACTTAAAGAAGAACCTAAATAAAAAGGGGAGAGAAATCCCGAAGTATAAAAGTTACTAATAAAATGTCGAACAAGGATTTACCTTCGATTGATGAGTTTACTGAAGATTCAAGTAACCTTCCATCAATTGATGAATTTATTACAGAGGAAGTGCAAGAGGATTTACCCTCTGTAGAAAGTTTTATTGAGAAAGAACAAGAAATACTTACAGAACAAATACAAACTATTGAAGATGTAAACGGAGAAACGTTTGCAGAAATTCAAGATATAGTTCCACCTTGGCCAGAGTTGGTCAAAATGGTAAATGATATCAGGGCAGATATTCCTGATATTCCAGAGATAAAATATTATGATAAAGAACTTGAGCAGTTAGCTGAACAAATCTCTCAAGTAAGAAATGAGATTCCAGAAGTTCCTGAAGTAAGATATTATGAGAGTGAAGTTGAAGCAATCTGTGGGCAGATTGATTTAGTAAGAGAAGATATAAAAACTAAAATACAAAATCTTCCTGAAGTAAAATACTACGACGAACAAGTAGATGTTATTGAAGATAGGATAGATTCTCTTCAAACGGAGGTAACAAATCTTCCTGAAGTAAAATATTACGATGAAGAAATAAAAGCAATATGTGACGCTATTGACACAGTTAAGGCATCAATTCCCACATTTCCAAAGTGGGTAAATGAAGTAAATGAGGTTCCTGACTTTTCATGGATTGGTAAAACCTTTAGTGTAATTGACGATGATTTTATCAAAGTTAATGATACAATTGACACATTAAAAGAACACGTCAAACTTGATATTAAAAACTTAGTCGAAGAAAATGAAGTAAAACATTTTGAAAATAGAATTCAGTTTGGCACCGAAGTAAAAGATCTTGATACCAAATTAGGAGAAGAAAAGGATAAAATTTGGAAGGAACTTCGTAGCTCCTCAATGAGAATTTGGGAATATCATAAGGAGTTTAAAGATGATGATAAGAAGTTAAAAAAGCAAGTAAAAAATGAATATAATTCT